TGAAAAGCTAATAATGATTGGAAATTTTTATTTTCTTTAGCAAAACAATTACATAAAACTGTAGCTGAGTTATGTCAGACTCTTACTATTGAAGAGATGATAGGTTGGGCTGCTTTTGCAGAATTAGAACATGAAGAATTAAAAAAACAACAAGAACAAGCACAAAGAACTAATGCTTTAAGAGGCAAAAGAAGGTAATATAGAGAAAATGTTTTAATTTTTATAGCAAGTGGCTAATTATAACGTAGATATTTCTATTGCTATAAAGAATACTAATAAACTAACTGCGTTTAATAAACAATTAGATAAAACTGCGGAGATAGCAAGACAAGCGAGAAAAGATTTAGAAGAAATAGGTCAAACTGCCAAGACTAATATTGCCACGTTAAATAATTTATCTACTGCCTTATCCAAAGCACAATCACAATTTAGAGATACTGTTTTAGGAACAAAAGCTAGTGTTTTGGCTGCTAGAGATTTAGCCACAGCAGAAAGAATGGTTAATAAGGAACTTAAAGAAAGAACTGCTTTAATGAATAAATTTAGATTTCAAGGTGGTGGAAGTGCATTTAAAAGTTTTAGTCAAAGAGCAGATCAAATAACTTCTCCAAATGTTTTAACTAATGCACAACAAAAGTCTATAGATAGACATAATAGAAGACGAGGTATAACTCCTATACCATTTGGTCCTCAACAATTTATAGGTCCATTACCAATGCAAGGTCCTATGTATGGTCCAATGCAAGGTCCAATGCCAATGATGACAGTAAATAATAACCCAAGAATTTTAAGAAATCTTGAAGCAAGTCGAATGTCAAGAGAAGCATCTGGATTTGGTATTAGACCAGGAACAGGATATGAAAGACCTATAGGACCTGCTTTTAGTGCTGTGATGAAATCACAGTTAAGGCATCAAAAGAAAATTGATAAAAATACAGGTAAAACTGCACAATTATTAAGTGCTTCAAATAACAGAGCTATTTTTGGAGATCCAAATGCTTATGCAAGTCCAATAGGTCCACAGGCTGCAAGACCTAATTTCTTTAACAGAATGGGATTTGGAAGTAGAGCTAATCCTCGAGGACCATTTGCAAATAGTCGAGGTAGGGCAGGAAGAATATCGGGGTCTATTTCTAGTGGTCTTATTGGTGGAGGTTTTCCATTACTCTTTGGTCAAGGTCCTTTAGCTGCTGCTGGTGGTGGTGTTGGTGGTTTAGCTGGTGGTGCTTTAGGTGGAGGATTTGGTTTTGGATTATCTATTGCTGGTACTGCGATTGCTTCAAGAGTACAAGAAACTATTGATTTTCAAAAGGCTGTTGATAAATTAAATGTTTCTATTAGGGCAACAGGAGGTACATCATTATTTACTGCAAAACAAATTAAAGAATTTGCACAGGCTCTTGGAATATCAAAAGATGAGGCACTCGAAGCATTAAAAGCGTTTCAACAGTTTGAAGCATCTGCAAGAATTACTCTTACGAAGTTTTTTGGTTCAGAAACTATATTTGATACGTTTGCAGGGTTAAAAGATAATGCTTCAATTATTAGTGCATTACCTAAATTTTCAAAAAAATTATCTTTAGAACAAGCAAAAATTGCCTTAGAAACTCTTAAAACAAATGGTGCGAGTGCTGCTGAATTGAAATTAAGAGAGTTAATTTTCGACAAAAATACTGATATTTTAAAACAGGAAAGAGAAAAAGGTAATTTCTTTGGTATATCAAAAGATATAGGTTTAGGAGACTTATTAAATCCTTTTAGAGGGCTTGAATTTGGCAAAGGAGAAGGTAACTTTTTCCAACAATTAAAAGAAGGAACTTTAATTACAACAAAAACAGTAGAAGAATTGAAAAAGAATAGAGTTGAAGGATTTTTTGATAGCGATAAGTTTAAACAAGAATTAGAAGATGCAAAAGAAAAATTAAGAATACAAAAAGAATTTAATGAAGAATTAGAAAGACAAGCAATTATAAAAGCTCCCGTTGATGAACTAAATAAATTACTTGATCCTTTAAGACAGATTGACTCTTTAAGTAAAAATATTGGAGATTCTTTTGCAGAATCTTTTAAGGGTATTGTGAAAGGTTCTATGTCTGCTCAAGATGCCTTAAGAAATCTATTTCAACGTACAGCAGATCATTTCTTGGATATGGCAGCACAGATATTAGCAGCACAAGTTAGATCAGGGATTATGGGATTATTTGCTAATTCTTTTGGTGGTGGAACTACTGATGTTTTTGCAGGTATGAATCGAGGGCCAACCAATCCAGATACTCTTACGATTGACAGTTTTGCTAATGGTGGTAAACCTCCTGTTGGTAGAGCTTCGTTAGTAGGAGAAAGAGGGCCAGAACTTTTTGTCCCTAATAGTGCTGGTACAATAATTCCAAATCATGCTATGGGTGGTATGAATATAGTTGTAAATGTAGATGCTTCTGGTTCTTCTGTTGAAGGTGATGAACAACAAGGTAGAGAACTTGGTCGTGCTATTTCGGCTGCGGTACAATCTGAAATATTACAACAAAAAAGACCTGGAGGTCTACTTGCATAATGGCTACTTTTCCATCAATTACTCCAACGTACGGAGTTCAAAAAAGATCCGCACCTGATACCAGAACAGTACGTTTTGCAGATGGTTATGAACATAGATTATTGTTTGGCCTTGCAGAGCATCAAAATCCTAAAATCTTTAACCTAACTTTTGAAGTATCCGAAACAGATGCAGACACTATAGAAACATTCCTTGATGCCCGTGCAAACGATAGTGCAAGTTTTGATTTCACTCCTCCAGGTGAAGCAACCTCATCAAAATTTGTATGCGAATCATGGAATAAATCAATACCGTATGTAAATCGAGCAAGAGTACAAGCTACCTTTAGAGAAGTATTTGAGCCATGAGTACAACAAAATATGTAAGCGAATTACAAAATGTCAATCCAAGTGCAGTTATTGAATTGTTTGAACTGGAGTTGACTCAGGCAGTTCATGGTAGGGATCAGACATATTATTTTCATGCTGGTTCAAGTCTTAATTTAAATGGTGAAATAAAATGGAATGGTAATGATTATCAGAGATTTCCTGTACAGGCTGAAGGTTTTGAATATAAAGGCGGTCAACTACCACGGCCTACTTTAACTATCAGCAATGCTACAGGTCTTATAAGTGCTTTATTGCTTGAAGTAAATCAGTTTAGTGTAGGAAATGATCTTATCGGTGCAAAATTTACTAGAAAAAGAACTTTGGCAAAATTTCTTCCTAATGATAATTTTGATGGGGACAATCCATCAGGTGCAGTTGATGAGAATGTTGAAGATGCTCAACAAGTATTCACAGTTGCAAGAAAATCAGCAGAGAGCAGAGAAATTGTACAGTTTGAATTGGCCGCTGCTCTTGATATGGCAAATGTAAGATGTCCTAATAGAATATGTACTAGAAAAGATTTTCCTTCTATTGGTACGTTTGTTGGATGAATTGGAAAGAATCTGCTCTTATTCACGCAAAAGAACAAGATCCTAAAGAGTCTTGTGGTCTTTTGTTAAATATTAAGGGTAAAGAAAGTTACCACCCTTGTCGTAATCTTTCAATGACACAACATCAGTGTTTTATTATTGATCCAGAAGATTATGTAAAGGCAGATGACAGAGGTGAAATAATTGCAGTGATTCATAGTCATCCAATCACTCCACCAAGTCCTAGTCAGGCTGATAAGGTCAGTTGTGAGCAAAGTGGCTTAGTATGGCATATTGTTAACCCTAAAACCGAAGAGTGGGGATATTATGAGCCTACAGGGTATAAACCACCTTTATTAGGCAGACAATGGGTATGGGCTGTCACTGATTGTTGGAGTCTTGTAAGAGATTGGTACAAAGAAGAGAAAAATATAGAGTTACAGGATTATGAAAGGCCAATAACTCCTGAAAAATTTTATAGTAATCCAAGATTAGAAACACTTTTACCTGCAAGAGGTTTTAGATTATTAAAATCTCATGAGGCTTTAATAAATGGAGATGTATTAGCAATGAGTATTTTTAATAAACAATTAAATCACGTTGCTATTTTCTTAAATGGGGAGGTTTTACATCATTTAACCGATAGACTATCTTGTAGGGAGCCTTATTCTGCTTGGCTGCAAAAAAGTACAGGAGCAAAGTATCGTTATGTTGACTAAATTAAAACTTTATGGCGATTTAGGAGAGTTTATTGGTCATAAGGAATTTGAAATCAATGCTAACACCCCTGCAAAAGCAGTAAGTTTTTTAATTAATAACTTTCCAAAAGCAGAAACATATATGAACAAAAAATACTATGCAGTATTAGTAAATAATGTTGAGATTGATGAGACTGAATTACATGACTTATCGGGTACACAAGAAATTAAATTTGTACCTGTAATAAGTGGTGCTGGTCGTGGTTTTGCAAAGTTTATATTAGGAGCAGCATTGATTGGTTTTGCTATAGCATCGGGCGGAGCAGGATTTGGAGCGGGAGGAGGATTTGGCTTTGGTTCGACCACAGCTGGAAAATTTAGTTTGGCAGCAGCAGCAGGAAATCTTGGAATCGGACTAGCTTTGATGGGTGTTAGTGAAATGCTCTTTCCTTTACCAGAACCTCCTGATCTTGAAGGTGATCCGAGAGTTTCGTTTAGTTTTAGTGGGCTGCAAAATACTTCGAGGGCTGGAACTCCCGTACCAATTTGTTATGGTGAAATTTTAACTGGTTCAGTGGTGATCAGTGGAGACATTACAACTGACGAGGTGGAAGTATGACTGAAAATATTATTAGAGGTTCATTATTTGGAATATTTGGGGGTGGGCCAAAAAAGCCGAAGATTACCCCAGATAATTTAAACTCCAGACAACAAATTAGGGTTTTAGATTTAATATCAGAAGGAGAAATAGAAGGTTTTGCTAGTCCCTCAAAAGAAGGGCTTACACAAGGAACTACTGCTTATAATAATGCTTGTTTAAAAGATATTTTTCTTAGTAATACTCCAGTTTTAGAATCAACTGCCGATTCTGCCGACCCCAGTGACAGTGATTTTAATTTTGCTGATGTAGGCTTTGATGTAAGATTTTGTACTTCTAATCAAACAAAAGTTAAAGGTGTAAAGGCAACAGGTAGTCCAACTAGTGTCGGTGTAGATGTCACAAAATCTTTAGCCAATGGTGTTACAAGACAGATTACAGACACCACAGTTGACCAGGTAAGAGTAACACTAGATTTTCCACAGCTACAAAAATTCAACACTAAAGGAGATCAGTTAGGTTCAAAAGTAGAGTTAAAAATTAAAGTTCAATATAACAATGGAGGTTTTACAACAGTAAAAACAGATACTGTAAAAGGTAGAACTACAGACTTGTATCAAAGAAGTTATTTAATTAATTTAGATGGTGATTTTCCGGTTGATATAAGAGTCACAAGAGAAACTGCCGATAGTACAAGTACAAATACAATAAATACATTCAGCTGGAACTCATATATTGAATTGAAAGATGATAATCTTACTTATCTTGATAGTTCATATACTTCTTTAAAACTAGATTCTAAACAATTCAGTTCAGTTCCACAGAGGGCTTTTCGTATAAGGGGTATAAAAGTAAGGATTCCTTCTTCGCAAGGTGCAAGCAGTATTTCTGGCAGTTACAATCAATCAGGATTTAGGGTTACTGTAGATAGCACAAGTCATGGTTTTGTTGCTGGAGATTCTTTTGTTTTTACACCAAATGCAGGGGCAACACCTACTGGAACATATACGGTAATAGCTAACACAGTAACTGCCGATCAATTTCAATTTGATGTAAGTGTGTCTCAGACTGTTGCTGGAAGTCCAACTTGCACTTTAGCTGCTTTTTGCAGCGTTGATAATACAACAGGTCGTATTAACTACCCAAGTAATTATGTATTTGATGGCACTATGGGTGCTGCTGTTTGGACAACTTGTCCTGCAATGATATTGCTGGATCTTATGACAAATAAAAGATATGGATTTGGAACGCATATCGCACCAGATCAATCTACAGACGCAAAATTATATGAAAATATTGATTTATTTTCTTACTTTAATGCAAGTAAATTTGCTAACGAGTTAGTAAACGATGGAAGAGGTGGAGAGGAGGCCAGATTTAGTTGTAATGTGAGTATTCAAAGTTCAAGTGAAGCATTTAAATTAATTAATGAATTAGCTGGTGTTATGCGATGTATGCCTATATGGTCTGCTGGTTCTATATCTCTTTCTCAGGACAAACCAAAAGACCCTAGCTATTTATTTAACTTATCAAATGTAACAGAAGAAGGTTTCAGTTATTCGGGTAGTGATTTAAAAACGAGAAGCACAATTATCAATGTTTCTTATCTCAACATGGAAACAAGAGAAATTGATTATGAAACTGTTGGAGATGATGTTACAGGCGATAATGCTAATCAGGATGATATAGATAGACAGGCAAAATATGGAATTGTTGTTAAAAATATAAAAGCATTTGCTACAACCAGTCCTAGTCAGGCCAGAAGATTGGCAAGGGCAGTTTTGTTTAGTCAGGAAAGAGAATCTGAAGTTGTATCTTTTTCAACATCAATAGATAGTGGTGTTATAGTTCGCCCCGGTTCTGTTATTGAAATTGCTGATCCTGTAAGGTCAGGGTTGAGAAGAGGAGGAAAAGTAAAATCTGCAACCACTTCAGAAATTACTATTGATGATATAACCTCTGTAAATTTACAAACAAGTACATTAGGATCAAATCCAAAATTATCTGTTATCTTGCCTGATGGAACAATGGAAACTAAAGCAGTTTCTACTCTGGAAGGAGCAGTTTTTACAGTTTCTGGTACATATTCACAAACACCAAATGCTAATACAGTTTGGCTATTTCAAAATGATGATGTTCAATCACAATTGTTTAGAGTTATAAGTGTCAGCGAAAGTGATGGTGCAGTTTATAGCATTACGGCTTTATCTTATGTAAGCAATAAATATGATGCCATTGAAGTAGATGAGACTATAGAAGATAGGTCTATAACTATTCTGAATAATCCTGTAGATCCACCAACAAATTTAAAAGCTGTTGAAAAAATTGTTGCAATAAACAATAAAGCAGTTTCAAAAATTATTATTACATGGGAAGCAGTCAGCGCTGTTAATGAATATCAAGTCAATTACAGATTAGATGACAATAATTTTACAAGCGTAAGGGTTTTAAGTAATGATTTTGAAATATTCAATTCCTCTGCTGGTACTTATGAAATTGAAGTGTTTGCATACAATACTTTAGGAGATATAAGTTCTACTGCAAGCACTTTAGAAATTACTACTCAAGGTAAAACAGCACCAGCTTCAGACATTACTGGATTATCTTTAGAACCTATAAATGATAAAGATGTAAGGCTCAGATGGGATTTACA